CCATTTATTAAATTGTCGGGTAAATTCTTCTATGGTTACTCTATCTTCGTCTCCCAATGCTTCATCACGTATTTCAGCATTCTGCCTACCCCACCATTCAATGGTGCCTTCGTCCACTGTTCTACCCAATGCAGTTTGTTCATCCACATTCAATCTCCAATATCTACCTTCATAAGGTTCTGCGTCTGAGTGTGGATCAAATTTGATAGCACCCACAGTCAATATGGCAGCATCTGGTCTGGTGCCTAATGTTTCCAAATCTACCATGCCGTATCTTGCCATTTAATCTCCAAAGTCAAATAATGTGTTGAATGTGTTGCCTGTTTCTGTGCTTTGAATATCCCAATCCAGCACTCCCAACAGGTTGCCCAATTTACTATCGATCACTGTGGTTTCCATGGCTGCGTGATCAAAAGGTAATTCTTTAAACCATTGTGGTATTCTCAATTGATCTGTAGGATAGGCCACACTGGTGTACTCCAATGGATTGTTTTTGAGTTTACACACGATCACTTTCATACCATCCACAATTTCCAAACTGTAACGATCATTGTTCATGCGTTTTAATGTGTTCCAATTGATTGAAGCTCTCACATGTCCTGGCATGTTGGCTTTGCCTTGTGTTTTTTCTTTCTTTTGATAATCTGCCACATTGTTGGCACGTTTGGGTGAACCTTTTTCCCAACCTGGACGCAATTTGAATTCATTTCTAAATGTGCTGATTCTTTCCAGCACTGCTTTTTCATCTGACTTGGTCAGCACCATTAGAAGTATTTCACTCAAAAATTCCTGCACATATTCTGGAGTATCTGAACGTTTAAGATCCAACCCCATTGCTTTTACTTTGCCTGGTTTGTCATTAACATCCATACGATTGCCTTCCAATTCATATATCAGCACAGCATATCTTTTTTTAGTGATAAACAATCCTGTTTCACTGATGGATTCACGACCTGCTTGAATCACTTCTGCTCTTGTTTTGGGACAATGAAATGCTTCGCCCATGAATGCTTTAAAACTGTTGTTGACTTCTTCAGCCACTTGATCATACAGTCTAATCACACTCTCTTTGGTCCATGGTATTAAACCAGCATCAATATCTTTCTTTAAAACTTTGTAAGCACTGAAATAAGCAGAGTCTGTATCACCATATATCACAGCATCTCCCAAATGATCGTATGTGCCTGTGATCACTTCGTTAATTTTTGCTGCCATGTGTTTGCTGATGGTTCTACCTGTGAGTGTGGTGGATTGACCTATGCGTTTGTCAAAGAATCTACAGCCAGGATTCAATATGGCACCATACAGTGAATTCAAATTAATCTTTTTGACCAATTGTCTTTTGTCCCAAAATTCAATTTCTGCTTGGTTGTTAGCATTTTGTGCTTTCTTTTTCATGGCTTGCATTTCTTTACGTTCTTGATACCATGTTTTTAATAGTCCAGGAATAACTCCTTCAAACTCTGTGGTAAACATGGTGCCATTGGCACTGATCATGATGGGATTGTGACTGTCAAATATCATTTTGTAAATTTCAGCACCACTTTTGACATCAGTACGACCATCTTCCCAATCAATGGTGATGGGTTGATCTCGTCTTTGTGTCATCACATACTCATACTCCAAACTGCCAAATTTGTTTTCCCATGCTGCCGCAAATGATTTGCCTTGCAGATTCATTTGATCCTGTAGAAATGATTCTGTGTAGGTCGGTCTCAATTGGCCCACCACACATTCAGGAGCCATGTTGAGTGCTCGGATCACTGATGGGTACAGTGAATTCAAGTCCATAGATCCTATCCAATCATGCAGTCCTTTTTTGGGAAATGCCACATAAGCACCTGCCGCAGTGGTATCTTCACCTTCGGCTCTATTGGGTCTATTGGGCACTTGTAATCCTCTTTTGTGAGCTTCATTGATAATGGCTTGCTCAGTCACTGCCACAGCACCCATGGTGGTCTGAAGCAACACAGTGTTGGCGTGAGCCAGTTCATTGCTGAGATCTAAAAATTTAAGTTTTTTATCTAAATTATTTAATAATTGCACGTCCTGTCTGTTGTATTCCACAAAAGTTCTAAAGTCATTGTTGTACAATTGATCCAACGTGCCTTCATACACAGTTTTCTTTTCTCCCAATTCCATTTCACCAATGGCATCCAATCTATATGTGTGACGTTCTTCATAGGTATATTTTCTATACAATTCCAAACTGTCCATGTGTACTCTACCCACTAGATCATAAGTTTCTTGTTCACGTCCATATTTTTCAAAAGTTCTTTTCTTAGGCATCTGTGACCATAAACAAAAACGTCTTGTGTCATCTTTGCTCAATACTTTGCTGACTCTATTCACTAGATAAGGCAAGTCATAACCTTCTGAGTTCCAACCGCTCAATACATCCACATCTTCTATGATGTCTAAGAATGCTTGTAGCATGTCTGCTTCACGCTCATACAGATATAAATTTTGTATGTCTTTGGTCTTTTCTTTGGCTTGATCCATGTTTAATGTCTTAGGAATCAGTGCAAAAGTAACCATGCTGTTGATCCATTGTAGATACACAGTGATGGCAGTGACTGGCATGAATGGATCTGCTGGGTCTGCGAATCCTTTTTCAGGATCAAAGTCTGCTTCTATATCAAAAAATGCTACATTTAACTTGGGAGCATCATGATTGAGATAGTTGGCACTGAGGCATTGGAATATGGGATTAATGTCCGATTCAAACAGTTTTTTATTTCTATTGATGGCTAATTCTTTATGAAAGTCTTTGGTGGTTTTGCTGACTATCCTGCTGAGACTGTTGCCATAGATACTTCTAAATTTGCCATTGGCATCTTCATAAAAGAATGTGTATCTTATGGGATATTCTTTGTAGATTCTTTTGCCTTCTTTGCGTTCTACCACGCGAATAATATCGTGATTTCTATCGAAGAATGCGTCTATGTAACTCATATTTTCCAATCCATGTCATTTGGGGCTGACACATACCAAACAATCGTTTATGGCCGATTATGCCTTACCTAATGTAGTATAATAGTATACCACCTATGCCCACAGTTGTCAACACAATGTTGGTCACTATGAGTGCTGGTTCTTTCCAAATCAATGAAACCAGTAACCAAAAAACACCTCCCAATGCCAATAACATTGGACCCATGGGATATAATTCTGGAAAACCAGCATTAACAAATGTACCCACAATCAATATGGCTGTGGCAATCCATTTGAGAATTTGATCAATTTTTATTTGCATCATATCTGTCAAAAACCCTGTTGATCACATTGTTCACTCTCACAAAGTGAGCACACTTGGGCATGTCTTTGATGCGTCTTGCTCCAATGTAAGTGCAAGTGCTTCTCACACCACCCAATATCTGTTCCACAGTGTCTCGGACTGGGCCTCTATTATCCAACTGTACTGTTTTGCCTTCGGTGCCTCTGTAGCCATCTTTTCTTGCCCCATGTTTTTCAAATGCTGATTCTGAACTCATGCCGTAGAATACTCTTTTGCCATCTCGTAGTTCCAATTCTGATTCATCGTGAGCTGCCAGCATGCCTCCCAGCATTACCATGTGAGCTCCTGCTCCCAGTGCTTTGGCTATGTCGCCTGATTGAGTGCAACCACCATCTGCAATGATGTGTCCACCCACTCCATTGGCAGCATCAGCACACTCTATGATGGCAGAAAATTGTGGCACTCCCACTCCTGTTTGTGTTCTTGTGGTGCAAACAGAACCTGGACCAATGCCCACTTTGACCACATCTGCTCCATTGATTATTAATTCTTCCACCATCTCTGGTGATACCACATTGCCTGCTATGATGGTCTTATCTGGAAATTCTGATCGTATTCTTTTTACAAAATCCACAAACTGTTCATGATAAGCATTGGCCACATCAATGGTGATCATACCCACATCTGGATATTTCTCCATGACCTTTTTTAAGGTTTGATAATCTGGTGAATTGTTGTCCCATATGGCTCCTGTGCCTGTACACGCACTCACATATTGTAATTTTAATCCTGTGCCCATTGCTCTGTCCCAATCTTCAATGGTGTAATGTTTTCTCAACACAGTTAAAAGTTTATATTCTTGCAATGCTCTAGCCATGCTGAATGTACCCACGCCATCCATGTTGCTGGCCACTATGGGCACAAATGCAATCTGCTGTTTGCTATTACGAAATGTGAAATCTCTGGTCATTTCCACATCACGTCTTGAACTCAATGTGGATCTTTTGGGTTTTAATAGTACGTCTGCGTAATCAAGATGTATGTTATAATCTATTCTCATTTAAAAAAATCCTTTGCGTTTACAGCTCTGTCATCCACCCAAACATCATACACTGGTTTGCCCAAATTTATTGAATGAAACTTGCAACCCCATTCAGTCAACTGTTGACGTGTCAACTCACTCCAATCTCGGCCGGAGTTACCACCTCTTGCTGTATAATAATGTATTTCGTGTCCATCATCATACAACTGATTAACTTGAGCAATGCGTGTCATGTCAGGTGTACTGTTGACATAATCGCTGTCTTTATTATAACAAATTGTGTTATCAATGTCAATGATGTACTTCATTCTTTTACCAAACGTGTTTGAGCCAATTGTACACTGCTATCAGTGCAATGATAAGGAAATATATCTGCTGTGTTTGTCTGGCTCTATCTTTGTCCAGTATAGCAATGTAATACCAAAGTGAAATGGATGCAAGACAGATAATCCATCCTAACCATTGAATAGATATGATGGCTGTGGCATGTATGGTGGCTGCTGTGATTCCAAAACCTGCGGCTACCCATCTAATCATTGTGGGATTACTTGTCTTTGCCTACTGCTATCACCAAGTTTTCTAGATTATCAAACTCTTCAGCAACTTTGTTCCAATCACCTTTTTGAGCAATTTTGATCGCTCTGTTGATGATGGCTGGTTTAATTTCTAATTCTTCTGCCACTGCTTTGATTGTTTCTTTCAAACCTGTAGATAAATCTTCAATTTCTGAAAGCACATTAACGCCTTCATCCACTATTTTTTTAAGTTTGGCTTGTTCTTCTGGGCCATATGTTCTTGCCATTTGTTTCTCCTTTTATTTAGATTGTTGTATTGTAATCGATTATCACACAATTGTCAAGGCTTATTTGTCTTCTTTTTTGGATTCTTTGTAAAAGTATTCATCTGAATCACCAAAAACCCATTTGGCATTCTGTTCGCAGTGCCAATATTTGGTGCTCACTTTGAAATCTGGAGTTTTGAGTTTGCCGGGATTGGCACTGGCTTCATGCCAGATCATTCTATTGTTGGGTTGGGCAAAGAATTGACCATTGTCCAATTGACCTATGTTGTGACCTTTGTGTTCAGTGGGCACTTCTGATTCAGTCACGTTCACAGTGTTGGGATCTGTGTGAGCACTGTCCACTGTGAACAAATAAACTCCTGACATTTTTTTGCCATCTTTGAGTATCACATCCACTCTGCTGTATTGTAGATATTGTTTTTCTATGATGGTGATGTGATAGCTGAAACCATCCCACAGTTGCAAATAATCCAAAGGCAACTGTTCTTCTGGTTTGATATCTGTGCGCCAAGTGAATGCACTGATGGGTAATTTATCATACAGTGCACCGTATTCTGGTAGATATGCTTCTATGTAGAATGCTCTGCGAGGAATTGATTTCAATGTGACCCAAGTGCAAGGTACAAATTCTCCGTGACCTTTTTGAAAGTCATATAGATATTCCTTTTTGATGTAGGCTTGAATGTAGGGAGTGTTCACCACAAAATTCATATAGTGTTAATTAT